CAAAGCCAGTGGGGTCCCAACGGTTTATCACGTTGGTGATGTGGTCAACCTGCCGTACGCCTCAGGTGAGATCTCATCTATCGAAGCAATCGGCTTAGCATGGGCAGCTTTCTCTAGCGGCGTAGCACCAGAAACTTAACATAAACTTTATTAATGTATACTTGTATTAAGTCTCACGAGACTTATTAAGCATTCCTTTACCCCTTGCGACCTGGAACCCCTGACCGTTATGGTCTGGTTATCCAGCTCATCTCAGATATGACTCACCAACCGCCTGTGGATCAGCGGATTGTTGACGAGTACTTCCAGCTGATCTCCCATCGCAAAACCAAAGACGTAGCTTGGCTTTACGCCATGGTCGCTACCTATGGTCTCAAACCTGAAGAACTAGAGGGGTTCACCTGGGCACCAGGCTTCACACTCTGTCTTAAAACTCGTAAGCGCCCCGTTTCTCCCCTTCACCCCCAGTGGGCCTTCCTCTTTGAACTCAAAGAAAAACAGCCCCGCGATCTGCGGAGCTGTTGGTCGTCCCTCTGTTCGTCCCTCTACAGAGCTATTGCGTACCAGGATGTTCAGATGAACATCACTGATCTGCTTTTAGCCCACGGACTCCGTAAAGCCCATTACAAGCACTTCAAGCAGCAGAAGGCATCTTCCCCTGCTTATGCAGTTGCTTCCTGACTGCACTCACATGCCAGCGATAGCTGTCACGCGAACGAGTCTCAGGGAAAGCAGCGAAGTGAGGACCCAGCTTTAGGGTGCCGTCATCCCGGTACTTGAACAGGGTTTTGCGGTCGATACCAAGGAGATCTTCCGCTTTCTGGACGGAGACCCATCCGTTGGTGGTGGTCATGGCGTGGAAAAACGCTTACTGACGTACCGTAGTGGGTACGAATACCTTGTCAATAGGCTTAAGAAAACTTTTATCTCTATTCTTTCCCGTGAGAAGTATGTGGGGAAATTAGAATAAATTAACGGCAACTAAAGAGTATGTTCAACTGTGAACAGGATCCCCTCGCCCTGCTCATTGAATTAACTCCAAAGTTAGCAAAGAAACGTTATCGCCAATCAATATACGACGCCTGGGATTGCAAATGTGGTTACTGCGGAGATAAGGCCACCTCCCTCGATCACATAGTCCCAAGATTCCGCTCTGGTTCCAGCAACCGAAACAACTTAATTCCAGCCTGTAGAAGGTGCAACTCAAACAAAGCAAGTTCCAAAATGGAAGAGTGGTATAAGCAGCAAGAATTTTTCACACAAGTTAGGATGGATAAGATTCAATCCTGGATGTCCCAGGAGTTTATTGATTTTTCCACCGTCTGTCCAAGCACTTTTGGGTGCGTAGCTTGATATGGGCCTGTATTACTCACCTTCAGCAGGATGGAAGGTTAATTACGAACCGATACAAAACCTAGAGGGTTATCAAAAAGAAGCAAAAATTACTGTTGACGGAAAAACAGCGACCGTAACAGTTGCAAATGATAATGGAGATAAAACAGATTTAGGTAATCGTTATTGGGCTGTTATTAACGCTCTAAATGCAGCGGGTATACCAAACCCTGAACCCTGGAATAACGAAAAAGCTTTAAATGCAGCAATTGATCAAGCTTATAGAAGCAATGACACAACAAAAAAACTCAACAATGCACGAGAAGCTGACAACAGAATTGCTCGAAAAAATAATGCAGATTACAAGAAGGTTTTAGCTGCTGCAAGCACTACTCAAGGTGGTGATTATCTGCAGCAAAGAAAATTATTAGGAGACATTAGTAAAGAGCTTAGGGATCAGTTTGATCTTTTTTACACCACTGAACATGCAAACCCTGCAAAGGTTACATGGGATGTAAATCTTGGCGCAAAGCCTTTATACGGTAATTTTGACTCGAAATATTACAAGGAACAAAATCCAAACGTTTCAGCGAAGTGGGCAGAGGCGGTAGAGCTGGGCGACCTTGATATTCTCAACCGGTACACCGAAGATTCTTATTACCTGCAACACTACACAACTGAAGGCAAGGCAGCAGGCTTGCGTGGTAACGCCCCAGAGAAGACAAGTGCCGCAACAGCATATCTTGAAAAGAAACCAACCGATAAAGACTTACAAGATGTACGCAATCTGCAGCTAGGCGTTGATACACAGACACAAGCAGAAAGGATTTTAAACATCCCCCAGGTTGCCGAGCAGTGGGATCTGGCTAAACGGGATGATCCCTACTGGAGAAAACTAGGAAAAGAATATTTTCTTGATGTAAATAAAGCAGATGAATTTGCCACGTTATTCCGTTTATCTGATAGGCCGGAAGACAAGCAAGTCAGCCTTGATTACAACATTAATGCTGGTTACGGTATTACTCAATTAGAAGACGCGTTAAACGAAGCAGTTGGTGAGAAGGCGACTGTTGATGTCAAGAAATTTGGTGCTTTAGCCCAGGATGTTTTAAAAGAAACAATTAATGAGATGAAGCAGGCTAAAGCCAAAGAAGAGATGCTGGATCTTTTTAGAGGTTTTAGTGGCTTCAGTGAAGTAATGGATATCAACTCACAGCTAAGCAATTCCATCCTTGGCGATACTGGTGTTGGCGGCATTCTTTCTTTCACTTCTGCAGGTAAAGCAGAAGAATCCCTGGAGAAGAGCTTGCAGGGAATCACAGGCATTGGAAATAACGCTACATACAACTGGCAGCAGTGGTTTGATACTGAATTAAAGAAACGTTATGAAGAAGATTTAGAGCTTGGTTATACCACTGCAGAGGCAGAAGATAAAATCAAAATTGAAGCTGACTTTGCACGTCAATTTGTAGATGATTATTTAATTCCTCGTTTTGATACTTCTCGTTCCATGGACGAGTTTGTTGAATACTTGGATATCAGACAAGAAGAACAAAACCCGTTCCAGACTCAGGACATGGTGAACGCTGTCAGCCTTGTTGCTGATTTACGTGCCCAGCGTTACCTGGATGATATTAAAACTAAGTCTGATCGGTATTTTGATTCCGAGTTTTATTTTAATCCTGTCGGAGATAAAGCTAGAGAGACTGCTTATGCTGATCAAGCAAAAACTGTTGCAGAGGACTGGGAAGCAGCAAAGGCTGGCGATGAATACTGGGCTCAGCAAGCGTATCGTTTTGGAGTTAATGTCAACGATAAAGATGCATTTGCTCGGATGCATTTCCAAATTAAAGGACAAGGTAGAGGTTATGACGCTGCAGAAGATATTCTCAATGCTGGCAAAGTTCAAGATGAAATTTACAACAATATTCTTCCTGCACTTAAAGAAGAAGCTTTGCAGCAAGGTTCTGTCTTTGGTCAGTTCATCACACCAGAAGAGTTTGCCGATGAGATGCTTAAGGGCCTTGACCCAAGTGACAAGTCAACTTGGGACGAAGTTCTCCAGCGTTACGGTTTAACAGACTTCAAAGGAACTGTTGAAGAACTGAAAGAATATATTGTCGAAACACTTCGTACTGGTTCTGCGCAAAAGATTCGAGAAGAAATTAAATTCCTTAATGAAAAACGTCAGCGTCCTACACAGGAAGTTCTTGGTCTTACCTACATCGAAAGACCAGAAGACTATAAAGATGAACAAGCCAAAGCTGACACTGAGCTTTATAAAGTGTTCCAAACTGCTGGTTATCAAGGAACAGAAGATGAGTTTTACGAAAACTTCTTCCCCGATTTGGAACGCAGCGAACAAACGCTTCTTACCAAAGCAGGCAGTGACGATGCACTTGAGTCTTATGGTCTTGATCTAAGCGATCCGTTTGCGTCTCTTGGAACGATTGAAAGTTTCTTTGACGATACCCCTGTAACAGAAGAAGGTACAGATAAAAAAGAAACAAGTTTCTTCAGCTTAAACTTAGATGATGAAGACGAGGATTACAAGTCTCAAACGGGACAAAAGATCCTTGGTGAATTTACTTCGATGTTTAAAGGGCTCTAATGTCTGAGAAACATAAGAAAGCTGCTAAAGCGGCAAAATCATATAAGAAAGGTCAAGAGCTAAAAGAAAGCCTGACTCCTAATAAACCAGTGCGTACTCCTGGTCATCCCACCAAGAGTCATGTGGTCCTTGCCAAGGAAGGAGATAAGGAGAAAGTCATTCGTTTTGGGCAGCAAGGCGTAGAAGGTGCAGGCAAAAATCCCAAGACTGAAAAAGATAAAGCACGCAAGAAGTCATATTACGCTCGTCATAATGCACAAGATCCGAGTCCCGACAAATTCTCTGCACGATACTGGTCACACAAGGTAAAGTGGTGAAGTTACGCACTTAAACCATGCGCAAAGGTTCCACTACTTTCCAATCAGGTCCTCCCAAAAAAACGAAGCAGGGACAGGGAAAGCACTCAAAACCAAATCACGGAAGAAAAAAGACTCGAGGTCAGGGTAAATAATTGTGTATGATTGGGGGTAATAATAGTTACCCCCATGTCTGATTTTTCGCATGCCGTTAACTTAATTCGTAAGTACGAAGGCTATAGCGAAAAAGCATACCCAGACCCAGACTCGGGTGGAGAACCCTACACCATTGGTTACGGAACTCAGTTTTATCCTGATGGAACTCCTGTAAAGCAGGGACAACGTTGCAGCAAGCAGAGAGCACTCGAATATCTTTTCCACGAAGTCCAGATTATTGATATCCAGCTCGCCAAGCTGAACCTTGGGCTTGATAGCCACATGCGTCAGGCTTTGATCTCGTTCATTCACTCGATTGGCTGGGAGCCTTTCCTATACAGCTCCATCGTGGATCTCATCGAAATTGAAGATTTCTGCTCAGTAACCAAGGAGATCTCCAGTTGGATCTTCGATGCAGACCACAAAGTGATCGGTGGCCTCCTGGATCGGAGACGAGAAGAAGTCAACTTATTCCTCTACGAAGTCGACGCCAATCCCTGGGCCTCTACTGAGATCTTGCTTGCTGCATTCCGTAATTATGCAGCTGCTCCCCACGAAGTAAGGGCAATTCGAGAACTGGAAGCCAACATCAGTCCTTACATCCTTTCCAAGTTTGCCAACGATTTTTGTGTGGTGGACAATCCTTGGGATGACTTCAGCCAGGAGGAGTTGGACTCTATCTTTAATACTTGGTCTTAGAATAAAAAGAACAAAGACCAGGAAGTGTCATGGATCGATCAGTCGAACCACGTGAATTCCAACTTCCATTGGAATTGCAGTTCTCGATGCGCAAAGCAGAACTTGCAGCGCAAGAGATGACGTGGGAAGAGCTGTACGCCGCACTTCTCAACCTTTACCACCAGCGACTGATGGAGTGGTACGCCGTCAAAACTCTGATGGCAGAAGAGGAAGTTGATATCGACTTTGACATCCCCACCGACCTGGAGTTGGCAGAACTCGCCGCCGCCTGTGTGATGTCAGGCGACGACGAAGAAGACGAAGATGAAGTTCTTCCTTTCTAGCCTTCCAATTCAATAAGACGACCGAGATACCACTGTGCCTTCTTCAGTGATTCTGTCCCGCCTTTATGCTTCTCACGCCACACATACTTGGCAATATTACCCTTCAAGTATCCACGGTATTCTTCGACGGTTAGCTGGGCTTCGATTGCTTCAATGCATTCGATTCCGCCGTCGGTGTAATGCGACGGATGATTGACTAAATCCTCCTGGATCACAGGAGGTTCTTCTTTTGTTGCCCAGGGAACAGGACAAACTCCTCCTGGGCAATCACTAATCACGTCGTCTTCTACCGGCGCAAACCACGCCTTTTGCGTGACTCTTCCATCATTTCCTCGTCCGGTTCTTCCAGTTCCATTACCAGAGTCTTCGGCCTGGGCGATGCTCCCATTCCCATTCCTTGTTCCATTGACGGAATGTAACCCGTTAGACCCGGCCTTTCCTGATTCCCTTCCAGACCCAGATTCGTCCGCTCGAGACCCTGCTCGCATGCTGCTAAACCACGATTGTATTGATCATACAGCGGAACATCGTTTTCTTCATTGGCAAGAGGTTGACCAAAATCTTCTTCAAAATTAAGGCAACGGCACTTCACTTCGTCTTGCACGAAGCTATCTAAAAAGCCAGCAGCACCGTGGTACATGATATTTAAGGCTTGATTTATTCCTTTTACAATAATACTATGGCAAATTTGTTTAGTCCTGAAGAAGATCCTCGGCGCTTACCTGGTACATCAGGTGCTGAGCTTACGGATCTAAATCCGGAGCAGGCTTACGACACCGACTTACGTCGCGTTGCAGAAGAAGATCGCTCTGCTACTGAATCGGTAAACGACCGGCAAGGACGTGTTGCCAAATTTATGCGAGCAGCAAAATCAGCTGGTGCCTACAGACAGCGTGCTGGTATCGATGAACCGACAATTCGTGGAAGAACTCCGCGTAACCCAGCAACAATCGATGGTACTGAACTTCCTAGCATGGGAGATACCATTGGGCGAGTAGG